GTATATATCCTGATCCAGAAGTTGTAAATGAATAATTAAATTGCTCTACAAAATTATCCCAAGATTGATTTTGATATGATTTACCTCCAAACTCATTTACTCTTAAAATAGTATCAGGAATACCATAAATATCTAATAATATTTTTAAACCTTCTGTAGTGCCTTTTTTCTTTAAAAGGATAGGAAGATTATGATAAATTCTTTTATAAATTTCTTTATTTATATCCTCTACAGGTTCAATTGAACTTGTTAAAGAAGCTGTTATTATAGTATTAACATATTCTAATCCTGTTGGGGTAGGTAAAGACCCAGTTATATTAGGGATATTAAATAAACTGCCTGAGGGGGTTATACCTAATAAAGCTGAGTATAAATTGTTTGTGGAAAAATTGTTTTGGTATATTTTTATTCCTAAATCTCGTATTGCTTGAGCTACTATATCTTTTGATATACCATAATTTAATCTATTATCCGCGTCAAATTTATTAGTTATATCTTTTAAATAAATCCAAATATTATCAAAATGTTGACCAATCATTTGAGTGAATAGAAAATACTGTTGATTAGTATCATCTTCTCTTAAATAAGTAGGAATAGTATTGATTAAAGCATCATTATTTTCTGAGTCATAGTAAGATGCTGAGTATAATTGTCCTGTTAACCAGTTAATTCCTTGAAGCGAATTCACAGAAGTATTTACATAAGGATATTCTGAGTTAGTTTTAGGCCAAGCTGTGCTTCCAGATTCATAATACAAATAATATTCATAACCATCAAAATTGGTTATAATATCATTTATTTTATTTAGCCAAATTAATTGGCTAGCGGAAGTATAATAATTAATAGATCCATTAGTATAACTAGCACTGTAATTATATTCTTCAATTAAAGATAATTTATAATAAAAATTCTCTAATCTTGTTTGAGCTGATGAAAAATGAACAAATTGAGAATAGTCTGAGTAGTCTACATTTATCTCAATTCCTTTTTCCGCTAAAATACTATTTATTTGATATAGTAAACTTCCTGAGCCTAATAATGAAGAATTTTGGTTTAGGAGATTTTGATTATAATAAGGAGTTGAATTATTTATTTGATCTTGAATATCAAGATTAAAATTAGGACCACTTATATAATTTAATTCTTCATCAAAATTAAAAATAGTTTGCAACTCAATTTGATAAGCTAATGATTCAGCTATTTGTTCAACAACCCAACATTGAGAGTTTATATTAAATTCATTAGGTAAGGGTTCATATAATTTAATTAAAACTGTAGGATCATTAGGATTAGTGTTATCTAGAGCTATATTATTAGCAATGATTAACTTATTGTTACCAAAATCTAAATAAAAATCAAGATAAGTACCTGTGGAAGCAGCTATTTGAGCTGAGAATTGATTAGTCAGATCAATAACATCAACATTATTAATTTGTGTTGTATTTAATCTTAACTCAGTTCGATCTGTGCTTATATCTTGAATATAAAAGACACTACTTGGAGAGGAAGATAATTTTCTTTTTAAGAAATTATATATTGTATAATATTGACCCTCAGTGTATCCTTGACTTTCTAGATCTTTTTGGGGATCAATAGTGATTAAATTATCTAAAAGTTTATAATTAGGCCATCCACTAGTATTACTAAAAAGAATATTTTGATTTAAATCAACAATAAAATATTCAATATAGTCTTGGGTAGGATCAAAAATTATATCTGTTTGGATAAAATTAGATATAAGTGTGTCATCTTCAATAGAATAATTTTGTAATTGAAGGGTATCAGGATTTACACTTTGTATATTAATTATTTTCTCCATTATATTTGTTGTGAACCTGTTAAACTTATATCTATTAATTGTTGATTAAGTTCTAAATTAGTTTGTTGAAGTAAATTAATTTCATCTATTAAAGCTTGAATTTCATCATTCAATGGATTAAAATTAATATACTCTGAGCTTCTTTTTATAAGAGTTTCATGTGAATTTTCTCCTTCTTTAGGTATTTGAAAAAATAATTCATCATAATAAGCAAAAAATTGTTCAATAGTAATTGAAGGAGATGTGATTATTTTTCTTATTTCTTCTTGAGATAAAGTAGTAGCTAATTGAGAAAATTTAGTGTCAATAACTTTCTCATATTGATTTTTAGCATATACTCTTTTATTTAAATTAACTTTCTCCATTATCCATTTATTACTTTAAAATAATAATCATTATCTAATATTAAAGTATTTCCATTTAAAATAGTTTTAATTAGTATTTTATAATATCTTTCAGGTTCTAATCCATCCATATAAAGAGTAAAATAACTACTTTCAGTATCTTTACTTAATTTAGTATAAATGTCATCAAAATCTATTACATATTCATTAGTATATAAATCTTGGACAGCATAATAAGATTCATCAGGTAGATAATAATTTTGGGTATAGTATGATGAAGTTTGAAATGTTCTAGCTGGGTATTCTGGGCGAGAATAAACTTTAAATTTATTTATACTATTAGGATAATATGTTCCTTGATTTTCACCTATTGTGACTACTAAAGGAAGTACATTTATATTAGTAATTCCAGATGATCCAGTATTAATAATACAATCATTCCATTTAAATTCTAAACATGGTGGATAGATAGTGTGAGTATCAATTGAAAAATATTTTATTTTAGGTTGAACATCAATATTATTTATAAATTCATCTTTTTGTTTTATAATAAATCCATTATTTTCATATGATCCACTATACCAAACTTCAACTATATTAGTCACATTTATATTAAGATCTTTATTTGAATAAAATCCAAAAGTTTGAGATCCACTTAAAGATTGGGTTATATACCAAGTACCTCCTCCAATTGAAGTACTAGAAGAATAAGATCCTGTACTTCCTGGGGAGAAAGCTCCATTTGTCCATAAGCTTCCACTTAAATAATCTTTATAAATCCAACTAGCTCCATTTGTAACTTCAGGATTATAAATAAGTCTACCAGTTCCCATATTCCAAGATTGAGATACAGGATAAACTTCAATTGTAGTATTTTGATTTAAAGAATTAACTTCGGCTGAGAAGCATTTTAAATTAGTTTGCCATTGAGAACCAGATATTTTATTATCAATAATTTCATCTATTTCTGTAGATGAGAATTGAATTAAAAATCTACTGGTTTGAGGGGTAGGATCAATTAATCCGTTTACTTCTAAAGAAGTTTCTAATATAGAATCTAATCCAGTATTTCTGTTAGGATATACTGAGTATAATGTAGTATCTTGAGTTGGAAATATTTTATATACAGCCATTGTTTAATTTTTATAATGAGACTACTCTTCCTTGAATATCAGCTGATGGGTATTTAACTTCAAAAATCATAGGGTCAATTGAAGGATAAATTACACTATTTTTAGTAGCTCCAGAAATATCATAAGCATAATCTGAGTATCCTAAACTAGAACCAACTAAATTTAGTATTTCTATATTTTTGACAGTTTGAACTCCTTCTATTTTATCTAATAGAATATAAAGATCTCTTAGCATTATAGGTTGGTTTATTTGCCAGTTGTTTATATTAAAATAATCTTTTAAAACTTTTAAACAATTATTTAATACTTCGTTGTTTAAATAATTAGGTAAAGTAATAATATCAAAATTAATTCCTATATTAATTATAAAAGCATCTTTAATATTAATAGCATCATTTATCATTCTATATTGAGAAAGATAAGTAGTTAAATTTTGCTTTAAAGCGTATGAAGCATAATTTAACTGTTTATTAACATCATATGTTAAAACATATAAATCTAAAATACCTAAATTAATATTAGATAAATTATTTTGAATTTTAGTTGGTTCAATATAAGCTTTAGCTATTTCTCCATATTTAGCAGGCATAGATAATGCTCTTACTAAATAATCATCTTGAGTAACATTTCTTTGTTGACTAGCGAAATTAACTGAGGAGTTTTGTCTTATTTCTTCAATTGAGTCTCCGTCGCCTCCCCCACTAGCTGCTGATGGATTGGTAATAGCTAGAGAACTAAAAATAGAATTAGCTAAAACAGTATTTGTTAAATTTGGATTTAAAAATTGGATGTTTCCGTTTAGTCTAGTTAAAGTATTAGCCCCAGTATTGGCTGTTACTCCTCCTCCGGTTAAATATCTAAATGTTAATGTGGTATTTGAAGGAGCTATACCGTAAGTTTTTGTATATAAAAAATTAGAAGGAGAGTAAGCAGTAGTTAATTTAGTTTGTTCAAAAGGTAATCCTATACCTACATTATCTGGGTTAGGGATTATGATTTCATCTAAATCTGATACTATTCCTGCTCCAAACTGAATTTGAAGTGTTGTTGAATTTTTAAGACGAGTGGTAAATCTATATTGGGTTTTTTTAAGTTTTAATAAGTAAGGAGTATCTCCATATTGTGAGAGATTTGGATCATTAGTATTAGTATTTTTAATAGAATCATAAATCATTTCTTGACCTAAGTAATCTACTTCATACCATTGATTTCCTTCAGAATCAACACAATCTAAAATACCTACTAAATTTGAAGTGTTAATTTCAATTGTTGAAAATTTAATTGGAGAATTAAATGAAAAAGATATTGAATTAATATTAGCTGATATAGCTTTTCTAGTCTTTTTTAACAAAAAAGAAACAGGTATATTAGTAGATGTTACTTGAAAAATAGTTACATCTGTTGGATCATTAGAACTAGACACTGTAAAATCTACAGCGTCATTTATTAAAAAACTTATACCTTGATCAGTTACAGCATTAGAATTAGGAGCTATATATAAAGCATAATCAAAATCAGGAATGTATGAACCCGCTGATATTTTGGCGGGAACTTGTTGGTAAAAATCAATATCTGTTATAGCTACTCCAGTGACATTAGGTTTATAGCCAAACATATATGCTAGTTCAAATAAATTATTTGATTGACGAGCAAATTGTAAATAATTTTCTTGAACTTGATTATCTAAATAAAATGATAAAACATCACCAACATACGCTGCCATTTCAATAAATAGCATTCCTGGAGAGGCAGGACTAAAGTCATTATATGTTGTTGGATAATAAGTTTTAGTATAGTCTATAAGACTAGCTCTATATTCACTAAAATCTTTATTTATATATTTTATATTTCTGGAAACTATAGCCATTATTATTGTATAAATGTTATTTCAACTTGATCTGTTAAATTAGTATTAATTATACTATATGATAATGAAACATTAATTTCATTATTATCTGGGGAGGAAAGAATTTCTAGATTTTCAATTTTTATATTATTAAAATAAAGATTTAATAAATTTTGAATATCATTTTTAAGAAAATCTAAATTTCCTTGTACTATTTGTTCAAAAATAAAAGCTCGTAAATTAGCTCCGAAATTATTATTTAAATACCTTTCTGATTTATTAGTTAAGAAAAAATTTAATAAATTATTTCTAATAGCATCTTTGGTAGTATATGTGGTGAAAAATACAGCAGGAGCATTAAAAGGAATAGCTATTCCTATCCCAGTTCCTGGTCTAGTATCTAAAGGAGGAATTTGTTTTGCTCCGAAAGCCATTATTTTTTATTTATTAAATTCATAATTTGATCTAAACCTAATTGTCCTTGTGGTAAAGAACTACCCTCAGACATAGTATTTACAGGACCACTTACTTTAAAATCTCCAGTAAATCCATTTTCAGGACCTTGAGCCATATTATTTAATATATCCATATATGACTGTTTAGTATTTATTGGAGATTTAGGTAAAGAATTAGTATTAAATGATAATGTTCTATCATCACTTACTT